TTAATCAAAAACTTACAGTTTCTCCAAATACTGGAAAAATTGCTAAAGGATACGTTACTTCATATGACAAGGAGACTAAGGTATTAAAATATTTTAGAGATAGGTCAATTTACTTTAACAATACAACATATGACCATACAGACTATGTTGGTATAACAACATCTGGAAGAATATATCAATTTGAGAGTGCAACTAACGCTAATGTTATTAATGGAGAAGAATCTGGATTTTCAGGATCAATACAGATTAACTTTACAGGTATAACAACTAACCCAACAGGATCTAAACTCATTAATTTGGGAACCAGATTCCAAGCGGGGTTATCTGATTCGGAGATAAATAAAGGGTCGGGTCAAGTTATCTATATGGATAACAGACCAGAAATTGTTAGAAGTTCCCGACAAAAAGAGGACATAAAAATCATACTAGAGTTCTAAAATGCCACAAAAGACCAATCTAAATATAAGTCCTTATTATGACGATTACGATAAGGCGAAAAACTTTTACAAAATTCTCTTCAATCCTGGCAAACCAGTTCAAGCAAGAGAATTAACTGGTTTACAATCAATATTACAAAATCAAGTTGAATCTTTCGGAAAACACATCTTTAAAGAAGGTTCAATGGTCATACCTGGTGGCATAGAGTATGATCCATCTTATTTTTCCTGTAAAATAAATCAATCTCATCTTGGTATTGATGTCTCTATTTACTTAGATGCTTTAATTTCTAATAATAATGGTAAAGGTACAAGAGTCAGAGGTCAAAGTTCTGGTATTGTAGCAACAATCAAAAACTATGTGTTACCTCCAAATGAGGGAGTAGTTGAACCAACAATATTTGTAAAATATAATGAATCTGGAACTAGTAGTGAGAGTGTAGAATTCCCAGATGGTGAAGTTTTAATACTTGAAGAAAGTTTAACATATGGTAATACAACTTTAAACATTGGAGAAACAGTAATAACACTATCTTTAGAGAGTGCTTCAGCAACTGGTTCTGCATTTGGTATTAGTGAGGGAGTATATTTTTTACGTGGTGTATTCGTTGATGTTCCAACATCTTTGATTATATTAGATCCGTATAATGCTCAACCATCATATAGATATTATTGAAGAAGTAGTAAATGCTAATGACGATTCTTCACTATATGATAATGCGAAAGGATTTACTAATTTTGCAGCACCAGGTGCAGATCGATTTAAGATATCAGTAAAATTAACAAAGAAATCATTAGATGATTACAATGATACAAGTTTTGTAGAGTTGTATAGAATTAGACAAGGTGAACCTAAAAAATTACAAAATACATCTGTATACTCAGAGATTAAAAAATATTTTGCAAAAAGAACTTATGATGAATCTGGTAATTATGCTGTAGAACCATTCCGTGTCAATTTACAAAATTCACTGAATGATGAAATTGGTTCAGGTGGGTTATATACTGAAAATCAGTTAACTGATGAAGGAAACAAACCTTCAGAGGACACAATGTGTGTCAAACTATCACCTGGTAAAGCATATGTTAGAGGATATGATGTTTATCTAAAAGGTACAACTGTTTTAGATGTTGATAAACCAAGAGATGTTAAAGATGTACCCTCTGCATCAATCCCATTTAGTATGGGTAGTTTACTAAGAGTTAATAATGTATTTGGAACACCATTCATTAACATAGGTGGAACTGATACAAATATTGTTGAACTTTATAACCAAAGGAGAGGTGCAAGTACAACAGCAGGAACTGGAGTTAAAGTAGGGCAAGCAAGAGTATATTCATTTGGAGTGACAGATTCTGCGTATAGTGATGCATCAACAGAGTTTGATTTACATTTGTATGATATTCAAACATATACAACCCTTAAAATAACAAATATAGTATCATCTCAACCCAAAGGAACTAGAGTTAGAGGATTATCTAGTGGTGCTATAGGATATTTGGCAGAAGTTTCAGGTACTTCTGCTGCAGATGAAATTAATATATCTTCAACTACAGGTACATTTATTGTTGGAGAAAAATTAATATACAATGAAAAAACTACCGATAGTAAATCATCTATCGTGAAAATTAATGCATATAATGTATTTGATATAAAATCAGTTTATCAGGATAGTACTTCAATTACTGGAGGTAGTATTCCTACAGATTTTATAGCAGATTCTGTTTTATATGATCGTGTATTACCTGGTTTTTCTCCAGCAGATCAATTAAATGTATTAGGTGGTGGTAGTTCTAATACTGCTACTATACCAGGACGTAATTTTGCAGGAAAAGTTGGAATTACAACAGATGCAGTAATTTCATACTCTGCTGGTAATTTTACAGATCCAGTATTCAATAGAATTATTGATATTAGTCCTAATGGAAATACATTAACTTTAGACACTACCCCAAATGTAACTGGTGTTAATAATGGTGGTATTATTGGAGCTGGTTCAACAACTGGTGTTTTTAGAGTAAGAGTGCCATTTATATCAAATATTGATGATTCTGGATTGTATACTAAATTACCTAGACGAAATATAGCAAATCTTAATTCTTCTAATTCTAATTTAGTAATTAGCACTCAAATAACAGGTAAATCCACTAGTGCTTCTGGTACATTATCACTTACATCAAGTGATGCTTTTAATGTAAATGCAGGAATTACTAGTGTATTCTTTGAACCATTTGATGCTGAAAAATATACATTAACTTACAATGATGGTTCTGTTGAACCCCTATCATCTGATAAAGTTACAATAACTAATGATGGTAATGACATAGCATTTTCAGGATTAACGAATAATAGCACTGCTTGCACACTTAATGTAACTCTTAAAAAGGTAGGAGTTACTAGTAAGTCAAAAAATTATGTCAGAAGTAAACAACTTGAGGTAACAAGAACAGTTGGACTATCAACAAATGGTAATTTAACTCAGAGTGATGCTTATGGTTTGAGAGTTGAAGATGAAGAAATTTCTCTTAATGTTCCTGATGTTAATAAGATAATTGCGGTTTACGAATCAAAAACTGTTAATAAACCAGTATTAGATAATTTAGTATTTGTATCTGGTTTAAGTTTAGACACATCAGCAGTAATAGGTGAAAAAATTGTTGGAGAAGAAAGTAGAGCTATTGGACAAATTATTGAAAAAAGTTCTAATGCGATAGGATTTGTTTATTTAAATGCAAATAGATTTATTGAAAATGAATCTGTAACCTTTAAGGAATCATCTATTACTGCAAATATACAACAAATTATAAATGGAAATTTTGTTGACAGAA